TGAAAGCATTAATGGAATATCCTAGTAAAGAAAACTATACTAAAATTCTTATGAAAAGTATCAATACTAAATGTATTGTATTTGCAAATACTCAAGCACAAGCAGATAAACTATGTGAATATAGTTATCATAGTAATAACAAAGAGTCTGAAGAGAATTTAAGAATGTTTAAAGCAGGTGAGATAACTAAGTTATCTACTGTAATGCAACTTAATGAGGGTGTAAATATACCAAATCTTAGACAAGGTATTATTATGCATGCATATGGTAATGAGAGAAAAGCAAGTCAAAGAATTGGTAGGTTATTAAGACTTAATCCAGATGAAAAAGCTATTGTTCATATACTATGTTATATGGATACAGTAGATGAAAAATGGGTTAAAGAAGCATTAGAAGGTTTTGATCAGACTAAAATTATTTGGAAAGATTTTAATATTTCATTATATTAATAGTATGGAAGAGACTAAAACACACAAGCTGGCAATTTACAATGATGATGTAAATTCCTATGATTATGTTACAGCATGTCTTATTAGAATGTGTAAACATGATCCAATACAAGCAGAACAATGTGCTATTACAGCACATAATGTAGGAAAATGTGTAGTTAAATCTGGTGCTTTCTTGGATATGTTTGAATTAAAAACTACTTTTGATGATCTAGACATAAAATCTGAAATTGAGGAATATGCAAGTGATATGTATTAATGATGAGAATAGGCCAAAAAAAATCTCTCCATATGAATGGATTGAGGAAGGTAAAACCTATACTGTTATAGAAATATCTAAGATGGGCTTACAAGCTGGTAAATTTGGATATAAACTTAAAGAAGTACAACTATCAGAACAGTCATTTCCATATGAATACTACAATGCAGACAGATTTGTACCAGTAGATCCATTAAAACAAGCATTAAAAGAAGAAAGAGTAGAAGAAATCTCTGCAGATCTAGAACTAGTTTAACTTAAAACATATGGAAGAGTACACTAAAGAAGATGTAGTGGAAGCTCTTTTAAAAATCCCTAACAAGTCAAGACATAGAGTATTAGTTGATCAAAGAAGTTACTTAGTAGCTATTTTAGCTTATAGATTTCTATTAACTGAAAACACTATTGCTGGTCTTACTGGTTTTAAAAGAGACAAAGTAAACTACAATAAAAAACTTGCATTACAGTTACATGCAGATAAGTCTTATCAGCAAAATATCTATGTGTATGCTCAAATGTTTCCATTTGATTTTAGTATAATTGAACCTAATGAAATTGGTAGTAACAGATCAAAAAGAATTGAACTAGATCTTGATAGAAAGTTTTATAACAAGTTAAAAGCAATTGGAAATATAAAAGGTCACTCAGATATAAGAGTAACAATTAAATTTTTCTTAGAAAAAAGTATAAAGATATGGGAAGAATGAAAGAACTTTGTATGGATATTATTGAAGCCAATGGTGGTATACCTGAAGGCATGACTATACAGGATGTAGTCAAAATGAAAGAGTTAGAAAATTATAATTGGCATGAGTATGAACGACAACAAGAGAAAAACAGACTACAACAGTATCAACAAGAAAATACAGGAGAGACTGGAAAGGTTGAACAAGTCAGCAAAAAATTCTCCCAAAGATATGGAGAAGCCAAAGAACAAAAAAACAGTGAACAATGAAGAAGGTGATTAATTTATTAGGAGCAATACTAATTACAGGATGTGTTAGTGCTCAATGGACTTATAAAACAGTAGATAATGGTTTTGATGAACCATATAAAATTGCACATACAGCAGAAAATAATGGTGCTTTTCTTAAACTAGAAAAGGTTGATACCTTTGTTATATGGTATGTTCAAGGTGGTTATTATTGTGATGATGAACCTAATATAGATGTAGTATTTGTTGTAAAAGGTGTAAATAAAAAATACAACCTAAAAGGTGCAAAAAATGAAAAGAGCAATGTAATATTCTTTCCATGGAACTTAGACATAGATGAAAACTTAAATGCAGATTTTAAAGGTGCTTCATCAGTAAAAATCAGAATAAATGAAAGTTATTGTACATCAGAAGTATATGAGTTTAACATGAGTAACAGTAAAGCTGCTTATGATTTTATGATTAAATGAAACACTTTATTAAGTATCTAGTGGTATGGATAAGCCAAAACTTGTCCATACCCTTCTGGATGGTAGGTCATGTGCACCTGTCCGTAAATATTTACCAAGACATATATGAGATATTAGCATCAATTGGTATGAATATTATTGTTGCTGTAGGATTTATTATTGATTATTTAGAACAAAAAAAGAAGTTATGAAAGATGTTATTTTAGCACTTATGATAGGTGCAGCCTTTATGTATGAAATGTGGGTGTTTCTTAAAACAAGAGCATTTATAACAGCTCTGTATATATTACCAAAGGATAAAGGCGATAAAGAATCAATAAGATTGGTAACTGGTTGTTTTTCAACAATCTATCTGGTATGGTTAATCTTAGGAATGGCAATTAGTGGACTGTGGTATGCATACTTAGCTATTTTTATATTATCTCTTTTACAAGCTCCTGTGGCCAAATATTTTAAGAAAAATAAACACTGGGAAGCTTTGATATTATTTAAGAAGATAGATTGTGTAATATCTATGACTATTCTTGTATGGTTATTTGTAGCTCATTTTCATCCTGAACTACTTGGATCTTGGAAAATTAACCTTTAAATCAGAATAGAATGATAAAAATAATTAAAAACACTAAGGAACAAGTTACATTTGAAAAAGAAATCAAACAAGAATCTTGGTTTGATTATGATTGTTCCGATGTTAATTTACTCAAGCATTGTAACAGAGAAAATGATACAATAACACGCGTTAAGTTTGATGATGGAAAATACATTGGTAGTCTCCTTCATGTTTACTTTAAATCAGAATAGAATGAAACAGAAATTTTTATTTATTAAAATGCTTTGGATGGTCATTAGAAACAAAGAAAATGGATGGATGTTTTTTAGAATGACAGAACAACAACAAAAGGACTTTTTAAATGATGTTCAAGATGTAGATATTACATTTAGATATATTGGAATGGATAAAAAAGTTGTTGAAAAAATAGTAAACAGATTAGAAACCTTTAAATCAGAATAGAATGGCAATGGCAAAAAGATATTTTGACTCCGAAACTTACAACAAGTTAGGACAACCAGACTTAGGTGCAAAAATGTATTTTATAAGAAACGGCAAAAAAGTATGGGGAACTGTTTCTTCAGTACATTTTACAGGAGAAAAGTCAAAACACAAAGGAAAAATAGAATTAGGAATTTCACCCTTTAAATCAGAATAGAATGGAAAGTATATTAGTAAAAGGAATAAGATTCCATAAACTTGATTCGGATAATGAAATTGAAATTGAGAGAGATGGTTGGAGTTCATGGATTTCAATAACAGAAACCGAAATATTAGTTGAATTTTTAACAGAACAAATTGCAAAAGCACAAGAATTAACCTTTAAATCAGAATAGATGGTGGTTGAGAAAGTTACCAGAAAATCTATGATTATAAGACCAAGTGGGAGGAGTACTGATTTTATCAGTCCCTCCTTTGGTCATGGCTGTTTGTATAACTGTACTTACTGTTATATGAAAAGACATAAGCCGGAAGGATTATCTGTAGCTACTAATACTATGGATATCCTGACAGAAATTAACTCACATGCATATTTTTCTACAGTAGAGAAACCTAATCAAACAGGAGAGTATGTAACCTATGATATCTCTTGTAATGAAGACTTTGCTCTACATGCTAAATATCATGATTGGAAGACAATCTTTAAGTTCTTTAGAGATCATCCACTTGCTATGGGTTCATTTGCTACTAAGTATGTGAATAAAGATTTGCTAAGCTTTAACCCTGAAGGTAAGATCAGAATAAGATTCAGTCTCATGCCTGAGAAATGGAGAAAAATACTTGAACCTAATACAAGCTCTATTCAGGATAGATTAGCTGCTGTAAAATTATTTTTAGAAGCTGGTTATGAAGTGCATCTTAACTTTAGTCCCGTAATAGTACATGATAATTGGCTTAATGAGTACAATGAGTTATTTAGAGCAATACATGTACATGCTAATTTTGGTGCTTGGATTAAAGATATATCAGTCAAAGCTGAAGTAATATTTCTTACTCATAATGAGCAGAAACATCTGTATAATCTTGAGCATAAACTTCCAGGAGAAGAATTACTTTGGGTACCCAAAATACAAGAAGCTAAAACTTCTCAGTATGGTGGTAAGAATATCCGGTATGAACATAACAGGAAAGCAGATTATATTAAGCAGTTTGTTAAGTTACATGATGAACATATTCCTTGGAATACAATTAGATACATATTTTAAATCAGAATAAGATGGAAGAAGAATGTTGTCCAAACTGTGGTGAATGTGAAAACATTCATACTAATTATGATTGGAGTAAACCTGACAGACCTGTAGAAGAGTATTTATGTAATGAATGTGGAACATATTTTCCACCTAAATCAGAATAGCATGATAAAAGTATTTAACGATGCAAAGATTAAGCAATTAATCAAAGATATTTGCAATGAACATTGGGGAGTTGCAAAACCAAATGACAGTAATATTGGATATTTATGGTATATGTATGCAGCAGGTACCAAAGTAGGAAATTTCAGACCCTTTATTTTTCTATCAGAGCTAAACCTACTTGTTAAACTAGGTTATGTTACTGAAGTAGAGAAAGATAATATGCTCGGGATGTTGGATAGTTCAGATGAAGACAATGCAAACATTATGGCTTATTCTTTATTAACTTTAAGAGATAATAGAATAAAAGATATGGGAGTATGGACCACTGATAATGATAAATACACTGAAATTGATTATATTAGAGATGTAATTAATATTGAAATATTTATGAATAACAATAAGTAATGGCAGAACTAATTTTAAAATTTAAAGAGGATGAACTTGAAGATGCAAGAACTGCATTAGATGGTTGGAAATGGAAAAGTGCTATGTGGGAACTTGATCAATGGCTAAGAGGTGAGATAAAGTATAATGAAAAATTATCTGCAGAAAGAGATGATGCCTATCAAGCCGTTAGAGATAAGATCAGAGAGATTTTAGATGATGATAACTTAAACATAGAATCATGACGTGTGTAAAATGTGGTGCTCCGGCAACTAAGAGGTATAGCCCTGATCTTGATATCAAGGGTATAGGAATGTGTGCAGAGCATACTGATGAGATTATGATGGATCTTATGGTAGCTCAGTTTGACAAGAAAGGCTGGGAGAAATTTGAGAAAAAGTATTTACCTAAAAAAGATAAGTAATGGAATTTGTAATTGGAGCAGTTATAGTAGTTATAGTTGCAGGTTTAATAATTTATAATTTAAGAGATGAAGACTATCATAACTGGGATGATTGACTGTATGTTTACAGCCATCATTAGTATTATTTATAGAAATTTAGAATAAAATGACAGAACAAGAATTAATAGATCTTGGCTTTGAAAAAGTAGATATACTTGATGATGAAAGCCAAAATGGATATGATTACTACTATTATCATAAAGAGTTGTGTTCTGGAGTACTTTTACATAGTACAGATAATATTGATGTTATTGATGATAAATGGTCATTAAAATCATTTGAGATTCCGGCATTAAATATTACAGAAAGAGCTCATTATGATCAGTTTCTTGAAATTATGGATAATATAACTTGTTAGTATGTTTAGTGGTAAGTTTATTAAAAAAGATGGCAAACTGGTATTTGCTCATCCTCAAGATAAACTGGCATATGAAATCTTTCTACAAAAGATTCCAGATGGTCAGAAAGTGGATATGTATTTAGATCTGGCAAATACAGATCATAGTAAAGCACAACTTGCAAAAGTTCATGCTTGTATTAGAGAATTAGCAAAAGAATCTGGGTACACTTTTGATGAAATGAAACTTGTAGTAAAACAAGCTTCAGGACTTGAAGGTAAGTCCTTTGGAGATTGTAGTAAAGATGAACTTATGTTAGCTATTGAAGCTTGTATACAAATAGGTAGAGAACAATTTAATCTTTCACTGGGGTAGGTTCTACATAACCTTCATCTCCAGGTTCAAGAATTTCTCTTTCTGTATATAATTTTTGTTCAGTAGCCTGCCTTTCTATTTCAGCAATAACAAGAATAACAGTATAAAAGGCACGTTCCATTTCAGTCATGTCTTCATACTTTTGAGAACTTATTTGTTTGATGTAGTCAGCACCTTTTTCTTCAATATTTAACTGTTTAAGAAGAGTTACTGAAGTAGCTTTAGCCATTAAGTAGAAACTTTTATTGATTTTGATGTCTAATAATACATCATCATTTAATTCTTTTACTTTTATCATCGTATTAATTTTAAACAAAAATAGAAAAAAAATGGAATTACAAGAAATTAAACAAAAAATGTTTGATAAACTTGAGCCTAGTGGTTGGTATAGAGTTTTTAAATCTTTTATATTTAGTAGTGAGTTTGATGACATACTTACTAAGTTGTATACACTAAGTCAAGAAGATAAAAGATTTACTCCACCACTTAAACAAGTATTTA